ACCTCTAATAATGGACATCTTTAAGACGCTGTTGCTAGACACTCCGGTGTCTACGGCAATTAGTGGCACCGTAGCCGTCAATCAAGGTGGCACCGGAGCTACTACTGCCGCCGATGCGCGAGTTAATTTGCTGCCCTCTTATACGGGTAATGCAAATAAGGTGCTAAGCCTTAACTCTGGGGCAACGGATGTCGAGTGGACTACGAACGGTGCTGGCACCGTAACGAGTGTCGATCTTACGGCTGGTACGGGAATCAGCGTTTCGGGTGGTCCGATTACGTCTAGCGGTAGCATTACGGTAACCAATTCTGCCCCTGACCAGACGGTGGTTTTAACGCAGGGCGGCACCACCACCATCTCGGGAACCTACCCCAATTTTACAATTTCGTCTGCCGATCAATACACAGGCACCGTTACAAGTGTTGACGTATCTGGTGGAACTACGGGCCTAACCACTTCGGGCGGTCCTGTCACCGGAAGCGGCACTATCACCCTAGCTGGCACGTTGGCTGTAGCTAATGGCGGCACGGGCCTAACCTCTGGCACGTCTGGCGGTGTCTTGGCCTTTACGGCAAGTGGAACCCTAGCCTCGTCCAGCGCATTGACGGCTAATGCCCTTGTTGTTGGCGGTGGTGCTGGAGCCGCGCCAACCACCATTACTACGGGTACTGGCGTTGTTACGGCCTTGGGAGTAAACACAGGGTCTACAGGCGCGTTCGCGGTGGATGGCGCGGCAGCTACGTTTACCACCCTTACGGCCACGACTAAGATAGTGTCCCCATTCCTTGACGCTTCTAGTTCTGCTGGTGGTGCTTTGCGCAATGCATCTGGCGTAGCTCAAATCCAATGGGGTTCTGGCGGCGGAAGCAATGTCAGTTTTGACGTAGCGACCAACCTCAATCCGGCCAATGCTGCCGTTAGCTTGGCCCCAACGGGTACGGGTACGGTAACGATCAATCCGGCTACGGCTGGAACGATTAACGCTATGTCCATCGGCGCGACCACCGCTGCCTCTGGCAAGTTTACGACTCTGGACGCTACAGGCAACGTAGGCTTTGATGGCGGCACGTTTACTTTTAATGACGCGGGTGCCGATAAAGACTTCCGAATTGAAGGCGACACGGCGGCTAACTTGTTCTTTTCGGATGCCTCGGTTGACCGAATTGGAATTAACCAAGGCACGCCGCTTGCTCGTTTGGACCTCAACGGCAACTACGCTTCCAACATTACGGCAATGGCCGCTTTGGACGTAGACTGCTCAACGGCCAACTACTTCACCAAGACCATCAACGGGGCTTCGACGTTTACGTTCAGTAATCCCCCTGCAAGCCGTTCATTTGCGTTTGCACTTGAACTCACTCATACTTCCGGCACCATCACTTGGCCGACCTCTGTGAAGTGGCCCAAGGACACGGCACCAACCCTAACCACGGGTAAAACCCACATCTTTATTTTTGTCACCGACGACGGCGGTACACGCTGGCGCGGTGCTTCTCTCGTAGACTACGTTAACTAATTATGGACCCGAACGTCATCAAACTTGCGATGGGTGCTGCTGGTGCTGGTGGAGTAGACTTTCAGCTTTGGACATGGGGATATAATGCCGACGGCCAACTAGGACAAAATAATTTAACTTATTATTCATCCCCTAGACAGGTTGGTTCTTTAACCGATTGGAGCAAAATTAGCGGAGGATTCCGACATTGTTTAGCTGTCAAAACAAATGGAGGTTTATGGGCTTGGGGAGGTAATTCATTTGGACAACAGGGAACTGGAAACACAACAGGGCGATCATCTCCAGTTCAAGTTGGAGCATTAACTGACTGGCTTTCTGCATCTGCTGGATATAGACATTCAGCAGCCGTAAAGACCGATGGAACGCTTTGGGCATGGGGCGACAATGGCTTCGGTCAACTTGGTGATGGAACAACGGTTAACAAATCATCTCCTGTTCAGGTTGGGGCTTTAACTACTTGGGCTAAAGTAAGCGCAGGAGGCTCGTCTTCTTCTGGATTTACCTTAGCAATTAAAACCGATGGAACACTTTGGGCGTTTGGCAGAAATAATTTTGGACAGCTTGGAACCGGAAATACAACTTCTTACTCGTCTCCAGTACAAATTGGAGCTTTAACTACATGGTCATCAATATCTGCCCATGTTTACAATTCCCACGCAATTAAAACAGATGGAACTCTGTGGGGATGGGGGCAGAATAATTCTGGGGATTTGGGAGTTGGCGACCAAACTTCTTATTCTTCTCCTAAACAAGTTGGCGCACTTACAAATTGGAGATCGGTTTCAAAAGATGTTACTAATTTTGCCTCAATACTTGCTGTTAAAACAGACAACACAGCTTGGGGTTGGGGTAATAATGTTTATGGCGCTTTAGGCATTGGAAGCTCCGGTGACAGTTACTCATCACCAGTACAAATTGGGGCGCTATCGAATTGGTCTGTAATTGAGTGCGATGGATATAGTTCGATTGCTTTAAAAACTGACGGAACTCTTTGGTCTTGGGGCTATAACTACTATGGAGAACTTGGAGCTGGAAACAAAACAAATCGATCATCTCCAGTTCAAGTTGGAGCATTAACCAGTTGGCAATCTATTTCTGCTGGAAGACTTTTTGCAACGGCGATTAAGAAACCATAAAAAACAGATTTACTTTTTAGAATTTCTAGTCATAAAAATCTTATGGCTAAGACACTTCAAAAAAAGTTATTTTTTCTTTCTGGGCTGCCGCGTTCTGGATCAACGCTTTTAGCTGCTATCCTTAATCAAAATTCGCAAATCCATGTTACAACAACATCCGGACTTGTTTTTGCTTTAGATGGTCTTGCTACAACTTGGAGCAAAGAACCATTTTTAAATGATAGTGATCCAGATAGGAAGCAATTAGTTGCTTCAATGAGAACACTAATCAATGGTTTTTATGAAACAGATAAACCAGTTGTAATAGACAAAAGTCGTGCTTGGCCTATTCCAATGATTATGTCATCTATGGAGCGCGTTACTGGAGAAAAACCGCGCATTATTGCTACTGTTCGCAGTGTTCCAGACTGCATGGCATCTTTTGTTCGTGTAGCAAAACCAGATGACTTAGATGCGTTTATATCAGAAAGCAGTTTGGTAACACATCTTAAAGTGTCTTACAAAACTCTTATGGCTGGAAGCAAGCAAAATCCAGATTGTTTTCTTTTTATTGAGTATGATGATTTGCTTTTAAATCCCAAGAAACAGCTAGAAAAAATCCATCAATTCTTAGACCTTCCAAATTTTATTTATGATTTCAACAATATTGATGGATCATCCGTTAAAGAAGACGATGAAGGCGTGCATCGGTGCAAGGGGATGCACGATATCAAGCCAAAACTTGAGCCACAACACAATGAATACGCTAGTGATGTTCTCAAGCATCATTACACTCAGTTTTGCCAACCAGAATTTTGGCTTCCTAAACCGCGAACCACGCCAGACATTGATCTTCTCGATTTGCAACTGACGGCTTCGACGATGGGCGATTTCGCCGAGGGTCAACGGATCGCAGACAAACTAAAGGCAGAACGTCCCAACGACCACCGCGCAGCCTACAACCGTGGCTGGTACGAACTGCGTGATGGCAACATTGAAGAAGGCTACAAGCTCCTTCATCGTGGGCGCAAGGTGGGTGTATTTGGCAATAGCCAACCAAATAGTCCGCAGCCTGAGTGGAACGGTAGCAGCGGCCACACCATCCTTCTTCAGTTGGAGGGCGGACTTGGAGATCAGCTTCACCAGCTGCGCTATACACGGAATCTGCGGTTAAACGGTTATAGTCCTATTGTTAGCTGTTCTGGTGAGCTAGTGCCATTTATCGCCTCTACGGAACTGGCTGATGCTGTAGTGCAGCATGGCGCGGAATATGGGGTATTCCACGACTATTGGATGTCTGGAATGTCTAGCCCTATGTACCTCGGGCTAAACCGTAGATCCATCCAAGGAGACGCATACATCCACACCGACTTTACTGTTCCTAATAAGAAGCTTCGGATAGGTTTGCGCTGGTCTGGCAACAAGACCTTTGAGGCCCAACACCATAAGCTATTCCCGGCCCAGTTGTTCTTTGATGCCGTTAAACGGGACGACGTGGAGTTTATCTCCCTTCAACGGGATGCCGACCTAGAGCACAAGCCTAGCTGGGTGCAGGACGTACCCCTTCAGACGTGGCACGACACGCACAAGGCGGTAAGCTCCTGCGACCTCGTAATCACTAGCTGCACGTCCGTAAGCCACCTGTCCGCAGCAATGGGTATCCCCACTTGGGTTGTCATTCCAATTATGGGGTATTATCTGTATGCCGAACCCGGCGACCAGACGCCCTATTACAACTCTATGCGGTTGTTTCGCCAACAGAAGTATGGCGATTGGACCCACCCTTTTGAAGAAATTAAGAGCCTAGACTATTCCCATGAACTACTGCTTTGTTGAGAACAACGTCATTGCCGATGGCCCCCGCGCACTACCTAAGTCGTGGCGGAACATCTCTGGCCTCGATATGCTGGACAATGATAGCCTGCGCGAACTTGGCTGGCTTCCGGTTCGCCTTGAGGAGGGCGATGTTCAAGAGAAGTTTGTTGGCTCAGTTTTTGCCATCCTTCCTAGCGAAGTAGTAGAGACCAAGATTTGGCGGGCGTACACGGCTGAAGAGCAGGCTGAGATTGACACCCAAAAAGCGGCTCAGGTGCGCCGCGAGCGCAACACCAAGCTGACTGAGTGCGATTGGACCCAGCTTAACGACACGCCGTTGGACAACGCCGCCAAGATTCAATGGACGGCTTACCGTCAGGCTCTGCGCGATGTTCCCTCTCAGGCAGGATTCCCGCATAATGTAGTTTGGCCCACAAAGCCTTGATATACTAAGTCATGGCTCAAATTCAAAAAGGCACCACCTACGGGACGACCTCGCCGTCGAACCTAG